GGTATTTACGGCGGGAGAGGTTCTGGTAAGTCTCACAACAGAGCGGAAGCGTTAATCGGTGATTCGTTAGAAATAAAAGGGCTGAGATCAGTTTGCATCCGCGAGGTGCAAAAAACCCTAAAACAATCATCTAAGCTGCTGATAGAAGATAAGCTGCGCTCGATGGGGTTGAATGAGTCGCACGGTTTCAAAGTTTTCAATGAAGTAATTCAAACTCCTGGCGATGGTGTAATTGCATTCCAGGGCATGCAGGATCATAACGCAGAGTCGATAAAATCGTTAGAGGGGTTTGGCAGGGCGTGGGTTGAAGAGGCGCAGACATTAAGCGAGAGATCGTTAATGTTGCTACGCCCAACCATTCGCGGAGATGGCTCTGAAATATGGGCAACATGGAATCCTAGAAGGAAAATAGACCCTGTGGATATGATGTTTCGCGGGGAAAATCCTCCATCAAACTCAATCTTAATAAGAGCAAATTGGAGTGATAACCCATTCTTTCCAGATGTGCTAGAGCAGGAAAGGCTTGATTGTTTGCGCGATGATCCAGACGCATATGACCATATTTGGAATGGCGGTTATGTTTCAGCATTAAAAAGCGCTTACTTCGCCAAGCAATTAGCTGCGGCAAGAGAAGAGCGCAGAATAGGAAACGTTGCGCCCGACCCACTTCTTCCTATCAAGCTGTTCATGGATATCGGTGGCACTGGAGCAAAGTCAGACGCATTCGCAATATGGGCGTGTCAGTTTGTCGGCAAAGAAATCCGCGTTCTTAATTACTACGAAGCAGTAGGGCAAACAGTAGACACGCACATTAGCTGGATGAGAACGCAAGGCTATACGCCAAATAAAGCATCGATATGGCTACCCCACGACGGCAGGACTCAAGACCGTGTTTACGATGTCAGCTATGAGTCAGCATTTAAGGCTGCTGAATATGATGTTGAGATTGTGCCAAACCAAGGTACGGGCGCAGCAATGCAGCGCATAGAGGCGGCGCGGAGATGGTTTCCTTCGTGCTGGTTTAATGAGCCAACAACGCAAGGTGGACTTGATGCGCTGGGCTGGTATCACGAGAAGCGCGACGAGAATCGAGACATTGGGTTAGGTCCAGAACATGATTGGGCATCCCACGGATCGGATGCATTTGGGATGATGGCTGTGGTTGCTGGTGAGTTATTCGAGAAATCGCAACAAGTTGATGAGCGCGTGCGGCATATACCTACAAGCTGGATGGGCTGATGATAGACGATAAAATAGACGACAAAACAGACGACAAAATAAAAGAGTGTGTTGCTGCATATAAAAAAGCGGAAGAAGCTTTTAGGCACAACAAGGAAACTGCTCTTGACGACGTGAAGTTTGCGCTTCTTTCTGAGCAATGGCATGAGCAAGATAAAACCGCGCGTGAGAATGATGGGCGGCCATGTTTGACATTTAACAAGCTGGTTGCTCATTTGCGCCAGATCGTAAATGATGCAAGACAGAACAAACCGGCAATTATCGTACATCCCGTTGATGATGACGCTGATCCAGAGACGGCAGAAGTCTATTCCGGGCTGATCAGAAATATTGAAGTCTCATCTAACGCAGATATTGCTTACGATACCGCGATTCAGCAAAGCGCATCAGGTGGGTTCGGGTTCATGCGCGTTAATATCGATTACACTCATGACGATTCTTTCGATAAAGATATAAAGATCGAGCGGATTGTAAATCAGCTGTCTGTTACTCCTGATTCAGATTCAACCAGTGCTGATGGGTCGGACTGGAATAAATGTTGGGTAACCGATCGTATCCCAAAAGACGAATTTACCGCGCGTTACCCAGAGGCCCAAAAAGTCAACTGGGAGGATGATTACGGTCATTGTGATTTTGATGCAATAAATGACGATGGCGTCTGGATTTGCGAGTATTGGGTACGGGAAGAGGTATCAAAAGTAATATTACTCTTTTCTGACGGAACGATACTCGACGCTGATGAGCTAGAAGACCCAGATATGGCATTAATCTTGCAAGCATACGGGCTTCAAGAAAAAGACCGCCGCACAGTCAAAAGTCACAAAGTAACGCAATACATCATGTCGGGCGCTGAAACGCTTGAAACGAATGAATGGGCTGGTAAATATATTCCAATTATCCCGGTGTGGGGTGATGAGGTAATCATCGAAGGTAAAAAATATTACCTAAGCGCAATTCATAATTCAAAAGACGCGCAGAGAAATTACAATTTCTGGCGGTCAGTATCAACTGAATCTGTTAGCGATAACTCCAAAACTCCGTATATTGGGGAAGAGGGATCATTTATTGACCCGCATAAGTGGGCAAGCTCAAATCGTGTTAAATACGCTAATTTGGAGTATAAAAAAGGCTCTCCACCGCCGCAGAAACAACCTTATGCTGGCATCCCTTCAGGAGCGATACAGGAAGCACTGAATTCCGCTGACGATATAAAAGCCACAATGGGTATGTACGATGCGTCACTTGGTGCGCAAGGCAATGAAACATCGGGCCGAGCAATTATGGCAAGGCAGCGCGAGGGGGATGTAAGCACATTCCACTTTATCGACAATATGTCACGTTCAATCCGTCATCTCGGGAAGATTGTTATCGATTTAATCCCAAAAGTTTACACGGGTGAGCGCATCATTCGCGTGCTGGGGGAAGATGGGAAAGTCCCGCAGAATGTTAAGATTGGACAAGCGCAACAGCAAGAAATGGAAGGCGGTGAGGATAAAGAGCGCGAAGGATTAAACCTGGCTCGTGTGTACGATCTTTCTGTCGGCCGGTACGACATAGTTGTGGACTCTGGCCCGTCTTTCGCCACAAAACGCCAGGAAGCCGCTACGCAGATGACTGAAATGGTGCGCGCATTCCCGCAATTAATGCAGGTGGCCGGTGATATCTTGGCAAGCAATATGGATTGGCCTGGTGCTGATGAGCTGGCAAAACGCATGAAAACCATGCTTCCACCTCAATTGCAGGAAAAAAATCCAGAGATAATGCAAATGCAGCAGCAAATGCAAACGATGCAGCAGCAAGCGCAAGCCGCTGTGGCTCAATTGCAGAACGAGATTGAGCAGCTTAAGAAAGACAAAGCAATTGATATAGAGAAGCTGAAGATTGATGCATACAGCGCAGAAACTGACCGACTAAAGGCCATGCAAACCGGAATGATGCCGGAACAAGTGCAAGCGCTTGTCATGCAAACAGTGCATAATCTTCTAACGACTCCGGATATAACTCCGGATCAACCAATACAACCGCCTACGGGCGGTTTTTCCCAGCCTGGTGATCAGGTAACCAATGGAGATGTAAATGGATGAAGAAAACCAAACTGAATTGACCAATCAAGATGATCAAGCAATTGATGATCAAGAAGTCGATCAGATTGATACCGGTGAATCTAATGAAGATCAGTCGCAAGACCAAGAGATTCAAGACGACGGAACCGAGGAAATTGAGTTCAACGCGCAGAATTACCGCCTTCCAAAGGATATCGCGGAAGCGGTCAGGGGGATGCAAAAGGACTACACGACCAAGACGCAATCCCTTGCAGAACAGCGCAGAGAGTTTGAATCTCAGGCTCAATTTCAGCAGGAAAACTTCAAAGAGGTAGCGCAGGCAGCGGCATTGGATGAACGTTTAGCTGAATACAATCAAATTGATTGGAATAGTCTCATCGATAACGACCCTGTGTTGGCTCAAAAACTATCGCTACAACGCGATGCGCTCAAGGCGAAAGCCGGTGAGCTGAGGAATTCATTAGCGCAAAAATACCAGAATGGAAAACTCGAAAGACAGCTCGCAGAAGCCAAGTTGATCGAGCAAAGTGAAGCTGAGATTAAGCGCGTTATCAAGGACTGGTCGCCAGAATTGGATGGCAAATTGCAGAAATTCGCTGTTGATCGTTACGGTTTCCCGCGCGATCAAGTCGGTGAGTACAAGAAAGACCCGAAAATAGCAAAACTTCTGCACGATGCATTCATTGGTCAGCAGATCGTCCAAAAGCAGATTAACAAGCCTAAGATTGTGCAAGATGCAAAGCCTGTGTCAACTCTGTCCGGCAACACGTCAAAGTCTAACAAGAGCATTTTTGATCTTGAGGGCGATGATTTCGACAAAGCTAGAGCACGTTTTATAGCATCAAAACGCAATAGAAAATAGTCCTAACGCTGGGAAGCGCTGGGCTTCACTTTAACCATACGCCGCGAGGCGATACGGAGAAATAACAAATGAGTAATTCATTCAAAGTCGTCGATATGGTGACTAAGGAAGCGTTGCGCATTGCGCACGAAAAATTAGCATTCATTGGCACGGTAGATCGTCAATATGACGATTCATTTAAGCAGACCGGAGCGAAACATGGGAACAGTTTGCGCGTTCGGATGCCGAATCAATATAAGCCTCGCAAGGGCGGCAGGGTAATGGATGTTAAAGACCAAAACGAGCAGACCCAAACATTGACCGTTGCTATTCAGGACGGTCAAGATATGCGTTTCAACTCAGCAGAGTTGATTCAGTCGGTTAATAGCGAGGCCGCTTTTGATAATCTTAGCAAAAACTACATTGAGCCTGCCGTATCTTCTCTTTGTTCTGGCATAGAGGCTGATTTCTTGGCGTATGCCACAAAAGCGACATCAAATATTGCAGGCACCGCTGGTTCTGCAATCAATAATCTAGTAACGATAGGGGGTGCAAGAGCAAAGCTGAATCAGGGACTGGCTCCTGGTGATGAACGTTATGTGCAGATGGATTCTGTAACTATGGGCGGGCTTGTTTCCGGTGTTGCATCGTACTTTAACGACTCCAAAGCTGTATCTGAGCAGTATCGCGAGGGTTTTGTTAAGCGCACCGGTATGGCAACGTTTTACGAGAACGAGCGTATTTGGACAATGACCAATGGCGCGGACGTTGCTGGTGAGATTAACGGTGGCACAATTTCAAACGGCATGACGTCAATTACGGTTGATGGTTTCTCTGCTGCACCTGCTGTGGGCGCTGTATTTACGATTGGTTCTGGATCAGGTGAAACTCCGGTATATGACGTGCATCCAGAGACTAAGCAGGTGTATTCAAGCCTGAAGCAATTCACCGTTGTTTCTGCTACTACCACTAGCATAACTTTCACCCCTGCCATTTACTACGATACTGAAGACCCACGGCAGAACGTGTCAGGAACTCCCGCCGATAACGCTGATATTGTTTTTGTTGGTAATGCATCAACCAGCTACGTTCAGCCACTGATGTACCACAAAGAGGCATTCCAGTTTATCACTGCTGATTTGCCCCTGATGGATGACGCTCATAAATGCGTTAGACGCGTAAAAGACGGCTTATCGCTGCGCGTATGGATGGCATCAGATATCCGCAACGATGAATTGCTGATGCGGATGGATATCTTGTACGGCATGGCAGCTTTGCGCCCAGCATGGGCTTGCAGATTAATCGGATCGGCTAACTAAGGGGGTGGAAAATGGTAGCTATACCTAGCACTTTGGAAGTTGTAACTTATGGCGGCTCTGACGGGTCAATTCAAAAAGGCGCTCATCAGCAAATCATTGATGGCGTTGGCGCAACCAGAACATTATTAGCAAAAGAATCTGGTGCTCTTGTTTTGAGAGACAGAACAACGGGAAATGTAATAACCCTACCTGCTCCTGTTGCTGGAATGCAATTCGAGTTTGCAACAACCGTTTCAGTTGTCGCGTCTGACACATATAAGATTGTCACAAATTCAGCATCAGTTTTCTTGCTGGGTGCAATTTTTGGTTACACGACAGATGCCACTGAAATTGATGGATTTACGGCCGATGGTTCGACCATCGTCGCTGTGACATGCAACGGAAGCACGACCGGCGGAGTTATTGGAGATTACTTAAGATTCAAGGCCATAAGCTCTACCCAATGGCTTGTATCCGGGCATATCTTCTGTGGCACTGCTACTCCTGCTACGCCTTTCGCTACATCGTAATAAATCAAATTCCCCGCTTCGGCGGGGATCAACCACATGATAAGAATATTCCATCCTAAACACGGTTATTTGCTGGTTACTGACGAAGCAGAGAAGAATAGCTTGTTAGAAACTGGCGGATACATTTCAGAGAATTTAGAGCATGAAAAGCAAACAGAAAAACAACCCATACAATCGCGGCAAGACGAAGAAGTAATTGAACCTGTAACTAGACGCGGAAGAAGGCCAAGAAATGGCAATATCAACGTACGCTGAATTGCAAACGGCCGTAGCAAGCTGGTTGCATCGTGATGTAAGTCAGATCACGGACTTCATAACGCTTGCAGAAAAGCGCATTAATTCGCTACTTGACTCTCGCATCGCTGAAGTTGATCAAACTTTAACTGCAACCATTTCAAGCCGGTATATAGCACTACCGTCTGGCTATATGCGGTCGCTTGGTTTGTGGCTTACAACTTACGACCCGCGCAAAGAGGTACGTTACGAGATACCGGAAAATATGCGGGTAAGCGCGGCTACCGGTCAGCCTTTCTATTACACCATAGACGGCTCTAATATCGCGTTTGATTGCCCGGCTGATCAAGCATACACCTACACGCTGCGGTATAAGAAGGGCTACGACATAGCCAGCACCTCGACCAATGACATATTAACCAATTACCCATCTCTTTATCTCTACGGCGCGCTGGCTGATTCCTGCATGCTGACTAGAGAAGATCCGGCAACATTTGAGCAAAGATTCCAGGTAGCACTTGAAGAAGCTTTGCGTACAGAATCAAAAAACAAAGCGCACGCAACCATCCAAAGCGATATGGTTTCGCGTGATCGTGTAAATATCATAACCGGCGATTATTAAATGGGATTAGAGACAGGTAGTTATATCGGTGATTTGGTCGTTACGAATCCGACATCCACGGACCCTAAAAGCCAGGGTGATGATCATTTACGGTTAATCAAAACAACTCTTAAAGACAGTCTTACTGGGTTCACTGGCGGGATTATGTGCACCGGCACAGATGGCGGCGCGGCTGATGCTTATACAGTAACGCCGGCACATGCGTTGCCTGGGTATGTGTCACGCTTAACGGTCATTTTCTCACCGACAGCGGATAACGCAACCACAACGCCCACGCTTAACGTATCCGGCCTTGGCGCGGTTACGATCAAACGGATTGATGGTAGCGCTCTTGTGGGCGGAGAGCTTGTCGCTGGATCGGTATACCCTGTTATTTACAGCGGAAGCAATTTTTACCTTCTCGCGCCAACCAAGCAATATATCGATCAGCTGGCATTCAATAGCGCTTTGCCATCGTTAACCGGTAACTCGCTTAAACATTTACGCGTCAATTCTGGTGGAACTGCTGCTGAATATACCGAGATGAAAACCATCAATGGGGCATCTCTTGATGGTTCTGGTGATATTAAAACTGGGCTGGTATTGCTTGCAACTTTAACGCCAACAGCAGCCGCTAACGTTGATTTTCTCAGCAC